AAGTAATTGAGCAACTTGATCAGGTGCATTGGATTGATATTTACTTGCCGCACCTCTTAAAGCATCATTAATTTGAACTTGGGATAATTGACTCCTTAATGTTTCTACTTCTTTTGAATAAGTATCTTTTGTTTTTTTTAATACTTTTTCAAAATCCCCTTTTTCAATTTCCTTTTGTTGATCAGCTTGATCTTGTAATGATTTTAATTTTACTGCTTCCTCTGAAGTCATACCATATTCTTTAATCAAGGAATCTTTTTGCCTTGCTAATCTTCCCTCAATAATGTCATTGAATTGATCTTTAGAATATTTAATAGTATCTATTTCTTTTGGTTTTACTTCTTTGATTTCTTCTTTTTTTGGATTGCCTACTACCTCAACTTGAGGCTTCGGTATTTCTTGTTCTGCCATTGTTTCCTCCTTATATATTTAAGTCTCCGTTTTTATTGTACCAATCAGGATTAACATAAGACCATTGATGTCTGCAATTATATCCACCTCGTACAACGAGCACGTCTCCGCTTCTCTTACCACCCCAACTGTTCTTTGTAAAGACTTCACGAACCTCATCTTTCGTGAAAATGCCCTGTTGCCGCCTCTCAGGGCTTCGTATGTAGCTTCTATACTTACCAAGCACCATTCTCCTACAAAATTCTCTAGTTGCTGTTATAATGTCTCCTGTGTATTTTACATAAGTTAATCCAGCATCTTCTGATTTTTTAGCATTTAATTGTGCGTCAAAATCTCTAAAAGAATCATTAATAAGTTGAGTAGAATATCTCCTCATGCTCTCTCCTGTTCTGTCAGCACCATAATGAGTTTGTAGCTTTAATAATGCTTTATCTACTTGTGCTTTTTTACTTTTCTTAAATCTATTAGCTTCAATATATCCTACCAATCTATTAACACCTTGTTGTGATGATCTTTTATAAATACCATTAATAGTAGTTGCTAGTTCCTCAATAGCTTCTTGCTTGGTTCTACCAACAATAGTAGAGGCATATAATTGTTCATTGAGTTTTCGAGTAAATTTATTTTTAATATCCTGAAATTGATTAAAGGCATTGAGTTTAAGATTTTTAATTAAAGCTAAATCAGTTTCAGTTAAACTTTGAAATGCTATTGGTACAGCACCTAATTCTTTAAATGCACGTTCTATTCTTTTAGCTTGTTTATTAAAACCCTCTCGAACTATTCGATCAGCATATCTAGGATAATGTTTTTCTATAATCGCCTGAATTTTAGGACGCATATCAATAGAAGTTTTTAATTGAAATAATTTTTGTTTTTTAGTAACCGAATCTAAAATAGTAGGTAAGGTATCAACTGTTTCAATAATTTCTTTTTCTATATCAGCTAATACTTTGCCTAATTGTTGATAATAGGTTGCTTCTGCTTCATTTATATATTTAATTCTATATAAGGCAAATCTATCAACTTTATCAGCCATTATACTCCAGTATTTTAAGTATCTTCTTATCACCCATATATATTTCAGTCTTTGCTTTTACTTTTTTACAAGAAAAAACTACTGACTCTGGATTAATTTCTCTCATGGCTATACGTTTTGATTTAAGGCATGAACTCATTGATTCTTTAGGTGTATGCTCGATCATAGTTCCGTTTAGGTACATAATTAAAGCTATTACTATTTCAGTCATTTCCATTACTAAAGGTTCTTTGTTTATCTTTTAATTTTTCTACATCTTTTTGTAGTTTTTCAACAGCTTTATCTAAAGCTTTTATATTTACATCATTATGTAACATATTATCTATTCTTTCCTGTTGCTTATCGGTCTGTTTATATAATTCCTCGATCAACATAAATTGCTCACTGTCTGCAGGTAACGAGCCCAAAAGTCCTCGAGGCCACTTTATTCTGAACTCCGTATTCTCTATCAAATCCTTTTCCATAATTTGTAATGTAGTTGCGTGTTGATTTAATTTTTCTTGAAAAGAAAAGAATGCCCAAGTTCCAATAGCGACTATTGTTATTAAAGACGCAACCGTTTTCATAGGCATTTGTACTCTTACTTCTTCTGAAATTTTTAATGCCATTAATCGTCATCTTCTTTAGGACGTATCACTCCAAATACAATGGAGTAATTAAATTTGGTAGAATTTTCAAAGCCATCATTTTTTTGAAAAGGTTTAGTAGTAATACCTATTTTATGTCTAACATTTTTAAACTCACAAGCACTTAATCCACTTATTAATAAAACTAAAAATAAAAATATAACTAAATATCTCATCACTCATTCTCAACCTTGTTCTTCTTCTTATTCTTCTTCTTATTCTTTTTATTATTTTTCTTTATTTTTTTATCAATATTCTTGTTATTCTGTTTTTTCTTTAACTGTTTAAGTTTTTGTTTAACAAAATTTGTATTCTTTTTAATCTGTTTAGATAAAACTATTTGTCCTTGTTGAAGTTTAAAGACTTGTTCTTTCATGCTCCATGTTTCGTGAAGATTCCAACCAACTAATGCAATCAGGGCAGTTAAAGCCATTGCAATTATTTTTTCTTTTAATTCCATTATTTATAAAACCCCTTAAATAACCAATCTAAAAATTTATCTAACCAATTTTTATCATTTGGCGATCTTCCTTTTACCCATGCTTCGTTAAATTTAGTTTTTTTATTATCGCCTTTATATCTACCTTTTAAATTTCTTGCACGTTTGATCATTGGCAACTTTCACATTCGTTAGTGCTATCAATGACTAATCCACTATTCTCATAAGTAGATTGTTCTGCTTTTTCTTGTTCTAATTCTTTATAAGTTTTATTAGGATTAGCTTTAGCTAGTTCATGAATAGTATCGCTATTACAACTACAAGCCTGACAAGGACAAACTCCATACGCATCTGAATGTTCTTTTAAAGAACAATGACAAATACAGTTACAGTTTTTACAATTACTCATTAATATCCTTATCTAAAATAATTCCAACCCCAAAGAAAAATACCCACAATACCAGCAAAAAACATTAAAACTGAGATTGTACCTTTGGACTTATTCATAAATGCTTTTAATTCTAATATGTCTTTTCTATTCTGTCTTATTTCATACAGAATCATATCCATTTGTGCTTTATGTCCAACATAGGCATAAGCTGTTTTTTTTAGTTTAATTTTCATTTAATTCCATTTATAACTCTAATAATTTTAACTGCTTTTTTAACACCAGTTATTTGTTCATTAGTTTCGTTATTAAACGAACTTTCTACATTAAGCATTAATAATAATGCTACAAATATATTAACTATCACAATAATACCCCACTACTAATTCTCCTTTTCTATTATACCAACCTTGCATCTTTCTATTACCATTAATTTCATAATAATATTCAGAAATCTTTTCAATAAGTTCCTGACCTGAATTGGCACAATCTTTTTCACTATATATCTTAAATGGTTTTACATAGGAAGAATTTTCTTCCCAAGATAAAAATACTATAAAAATAACAACATATTTCATTTAGTAATCCTAACACTCCTAGCCTTTCCTCTAATTCTAGTAATCCAATTCCTTTCTGATAAAAGGATAATGTGATTATGAACTCCACTTTTAGAAGCTAACCCAATATGTTTTTTAATCTCTTCATAAGAAGGAGAATAAGAATATTCATCAATATAATTTTTAATAAAATTAAAAACCTTTACTTGCTTTTGCGTTAAGCCTTTCTTCATCTCTTAAAGAATCTCTGTCGCCACTCATGGCAAGTATAAGTATCTCTAACATTATCAGTTCTCCATTTACCGCAAAATGATCTTCGGTTGCTAAATAAACCGCAATTCCCACAAGCCTGTTTTGTTTTTGATCGTACATAACTTTGAGGTAACTGGTATGGAATCATGTGTCCGTTAGGATAAAATTGGCTTCTCGTCATAAAGTAATCATCATATAAATTGATAGACAACTTAAAAAGCCTAATGAAACAAAAACAATAATAAAGAATTTATTTGCGTCCTTGTCCAACGTATCGCTTATATTTTTTGTGTTTGGGATTTGGGTGTTTGGCATGGCGACCTTTCCTTTTGTGTCTAGTTCTTTTGATGTGAACATAACCATAACCCCTTGGTTTAGTCATTAACCCAATGGTTCAGTTTCTACTTCCTCTTGATTAACTTCCTCTTGAGTAAAAGCACCTGTACCACTTGTGTTTTCTATTTCTTCTATAATTTCATCTAATTTATCACTATCCTCAATAACTCCTCTAGCAATTTCCTTGTCTATTTCTTTAATGAAAGCTGGAGATTGAACTCCACTATTTTTTGCCTGTAAATAATATTGTAAATCGGTAGCATAATCCCTTAAATTAAAGGTATCAGGATAAGTTATCTCTCCATCAAATACTTTGTTTTGTAATAGAGCAAATAATCTGAATAAGTTTTCTTCCGCAATTTGTAGGTTATCTGCCTTTTCAGATAGCTTGGCATTTAATAATTGAAATTCAGTTTGTAAAGCTATTCCTGATTGTGTTCCTTGTGCTGTTGCCCTTACAGAACCAATATGAGAAATCCTATCAATAGCTTCTACTTTTTTTGTTATACATTCCATAATAGACGTTAAATTTTGCCCACTTGGTTGTAATAAATAAGGTTTCAAATTAGGATCTAATCCATCAGGCATTGTAATAATAGCACCAGCACCAGCACTAGCATTAACATCAGGAGTTTTAACTAAACTAGGATTATTAGATAATCTTATTAATTGTTCTATTTCAGAATATTCGTTATAAATTCCTTTTTGTAAGTCTGCTATATCTGTTAAGTCAGAAATTCCTATACCTCGTTTATGTGATTTTTGATTATATAAAATGACCGCTGGTATTTTACCTATTTGATTTGGAAAACTTTCTTTTAATATAGGATCAGTTCTATTATTAGCTTGATAATAACATTCAATAACTTCAGGAGTCCATATTCTATAATATATTCCACCAGTTTTATCTACATCTTCCCTTACTTTTAAAAAATCTAAAGAATATTTACCATTGACCTCTCTTCTAAAATCCCAGTCTAAAACATTTTCAGGAGTAACCAATGTAAGATACGGTCTTATATCTTGTGCCAGTTCATCTGCTCTTGTGTTTAAATTTGTAGATGGTTTATCAAGCATCAACCAACATGAACCATAAATGGAAGCATAAATTTGTGCTTGTTTCATTTGTGATTCGAAAGAATTGCCAGTCAAATCACAATCTTTCATAAACAAAGGAAGTGATGGTTCTTCTTTTAAAGAACCCATTTCTCTTGAAGCTGGTACTCTAAATAAAAATGATGAATAAATTTGAACTACATTACGACAATGATTATCTAAAGCAGTATTAAAAACTCTTTTAGCATATTCTAAATCTAGTTCAGTAGCATACCTATGTAAAAAACTTCCATTTTTATATTCAACACCGCCTAAATAACTTCTAATAAAATAAGACCATTGATTGTGGTGGTCATCATAATCTATATGAGTTGCGTTTATTTCTTGAAAGCTATATGCCATGTTCTAAAACTCTCCATCTACCTATGTCTGTTGTCATAATATCTGATTTTACAGGATACAAGAAATCTACTAAATATCCTAATGCGTCATTCATGTGATCTAATCCGTGTGCCTTATCAGGTATATTTGTTCCCTCTTTGTATAATTGTCTTTGTAACCCTTTATTTAATATTTTACAAGTAGGATCAATAAAAATGTTCCTAATACTATGTGCGTTTTTTAATTTTGAGTTCACCGCATTGATACGATCTCTAACTTGTGTATGTCGTCCTCTAGCTTTACAAACAAAACCATAATTTTGCAATATACTTAAATCTGTTTTCCCACCAGCACTTGTTTTGCGTTGCCTACAAGCTGGATCAGGATATATAAAAATCTTCCAACCACTAAACTTTTCACTTATCTCTTTCGCTATTTCATCTGTATTAGATGAATATATAATTATCTCATCAAAAAAATAAAGCTTATGGTCAATAATTTGACAAACACAAGCACTCATAGGATCAATATTAAAATCCAGTCCTATATGGATAGGGTGTTTTTTGCTTAACTTATAAGGTTTAATATTTCCAATAGGATCAAAATTATAATAGATAACACCAGCATATTGTTCAAAACTGGCTTGATACTCTTGCCTGAATGTCCTTATATCTAAATCCCTTTTAGCTTGTTCTATTTCCTGTGCATTAACTATTCCGCCCTCTAAAGTTGTGTATTTAAAAGATTTCCAATGTTTATCTGTTTGTTCCTTTAAGAATAATTCGTATGCCCAGTTGCCAAAGCCTCTTGGTGTTCCTAGAAATAAAACCTTTCCCAGTGTATCTGCGATTGCCGCCCTTAAAACTTCATACCAAGCATTAGGAGGAATATCCGCAAACTCATCAAGGCATAAAAAATTAACCCCAACTCCTCTTAAAGTATCATAGTTATCTGCACCCTTTAACCATATTTGTGAACCTGTTTTTTTAATTGTAATATGTAAATCACTTTCATTAATATCATCAATCCAATTAAATTTAGCTAAGAGTTCTTTTAAATCCGACCAACAAATTGTTTTAGCTTGTTTATAAGTTGGAGCCACATACCATATTTTATTATTAATTTGACTGGCATATTTCATTATTTCAGAAATAGCTAAAAAGGTTTTTCCAAATCTTCTACCACTTACTAATACTTTGAATCTATGCTTTGATTGAAATACATCTAATTGTGGTTTGGTTAGATTAATTTTCATTAAGCACTGTCTTTGTCAACCTTGCAAGTGTATTTGATATACATTCTAAATTTATTCCTACTCTCCATTGGATAAGAATGTAGGAGTTCCAAAGAATTTAATAATCCAGCTTCTATACAAGTACTCCAGTTGTCGAATAATATTGGACTCTGCTTTGCGTCTTTGCAAGAACCAATAGATTGAGAACATAGCCAAATAATTAAAATAAATTTCATTTCTTCTATTAACACACATTAGGAATAATCCCTCTCAATAATAATTTCTATACAATGTATTGCTTTCCTTAAACTTTGTTCCTTACCTTTTAATTTGTGCCTACAAAGATATTTAATAGCTTCACCCTCTGCCCACTCTAAATGGTTTTCAGAAATAAATTGTGCTGGTTCAATTTTAAATCCCTTGTAATGTGTTCCGTCAATTTGTTTATTTAAAGATTGGTAAGTGGTACTCTTAAACATATCCTTATCTGTCATAAACCAGCTTTTCTAATATTATCCTCATGCCTTTTTATATGATCGCTTATTTGTTGAGATAACTTTTTGTTATCTTCCCTTAATTGTTTATTCTCTACTATTAATTCTCCATTAAGTTTTTTATGACTCTCATTAATTTCGACTTGATTTTTAATTGCTTGTTTATAACCATCAATTTGATTTTCATATTTGGTTATTTTATTAATCATAAGCTTATCAGCTTCTTTTTTAGCTTCTTCTACTTGTTTAATTACTTCGTCCAATGTTTCCTTTCTTTCCATCTTTTATCCCATGCCCAGCAGTGAATCCGTGATGACCACCTCTCAATACATGCTAAAATAAAATCACTCACTTTTGCCATCTATGATTAAAGGTAACGGTTCATGAATACTGGTAATCTCTGATTTATCTCTTTGGTCAAGATGTTGCTTACCTAACCATATTTGCATTACTACATTACCACCTATAGCTTTTTCAAACTGGGCACGTCTTAAACTAATTTTGCCCATCTCTCTACCCCTTTTTATAGTGTGGACAAAACGCCTCTGTAAAGTCTTTGTTGAAACGTTACAAAAGGTTGCTATTTCATCAAAAGTACAATGTAATTGTGCTAATTTCTTAATTGATTCTGTGTCTATTACTGCTTTAGGTCGTGCCATTATGTCCTTTTTAACTCTTTCTTAATTAAGGTCAAACCATATTCATTAGGTTTATTATTAATCTTTAAATTATCCTTTAAGATTAGTCTATTTTCTTTTTTAAATTTAGTATAATCAACATAATGATGTACTCTACCAAACCTCCAAACAGCTTTAGAAACATCAGGGTGTAATTGAATTTGCATTTTTGTTTTAGGAATAGTTCCATGTTTATAAAGTTCATCAGTATTACCACCTTTCATGCTTTGAGTAGCCATTTTATGTTGTAAAAAAGCATTAAATTGAATAGTGCACCACCCAGCTTTTAATATGCGTAAAGATAAATCGGTATCTTCATTGTATCTACCTCTCCAACGAAAAGGAATATCATTTTTAATAAGGTTACAAGAATAAATCCTTGTATTAACTGTAAAAGGTGGATAACGGGGTGCGTCTCTATCAGTTACAAACATCAAATAAGATGGTCCTGACATAGCCACATTTTTATATCGTAAAGTAAAATCTTCCATTACTTTAAATGGAGTACCGTCATAACATCTAATCCTTAAATTGCGATTAAATCGTGCAAAATAAGCTATATTATCATCTATTATCCAATGCCATTTATGATTATTACTAATAGAATGTTCCCAAGCAAAATTTCTTGCTGGTCCAGAACCTTTGCTTTTAGTTTCTCCTAAATTATCACAAGCATCATAATTTTTTTGATAGTTTTTATCTAATACTAAAATATTTTTCTTATTAATAACAGAAACATAGTTTTTGTATTCCTGTTCTTCAACAATAACAGTATAAGGAACTTTCATGAGTTCCAATGCTTTAATAGTTAATCGTTTTTTAAATCTTCCTTTAGAGGGAATATATAAAGGAAATTGCGGATTATTTTGCAATATATCCTTTATCTCTTAAGATTTGTTGTTTTCTTTTGGGGATATTAATATATTGAGTTTTATCAGTATATTCTTGTTTAATTAATTTAAAAAAATCATCTACATCTTTTTTAGATTCAAAATTAACTATTAATCTTTTATAAGGGGTTTTATTATCATGTTTAAATTCAGGCATATTCTTCCACTCTTTCATTTGGTCAAGCCATTTAGTTGAAAGACTGTCAGCATTAATAATATTCTCAAGTTCAAGACCCTCAAATCCTAAAGTAAACATACTATAATCTTCATTCATTAAATCTTTTAATTCATTATGCAATAATTGATAATCCCATTCACTTTCCTGATTAACTCTATTATCGGCAATCCTATATGCTTTTAATTGTTCTTTGTTAAGATTAGCAATATGAATAGGAACTTCTTTTAAACCTATTTGTTTAGCGGCTTGAAACCGAGTGTGCCCAACTATAATATTATAATCCTTATCAACAACAAGTGGTTGCCTAAATCCAAATTCTTTTATGGAATTAGCAACTTTATCTACATTTTGGTTTTTTCTAGGATTATTGATATAAGGAATAATTTTATCAATTTTGACTATTTGGACTTTCATAGGTTAGAATCTATTTCTAGCATATCATTAGTTTCTTTTCTTAACCAATTAATACTTAAACAAGAGGGTAAAAAATTAGTTACCGTCCTCACAGTTTAATCTAACCTACTACTAATCTTTTGATCGAATCGATATTTAAAGCTAGAGTGTGGCATAAATAAGTTAATTCAATTTATTTATGTAATCTTTGTATTTGTTGCGTGTCCACTTGTAGGTCTTTAAATCAGTAATATTAAAGGCATTTTTTAAACGTACATCAGCAAGTTCTTTTTTTAGTTGTATATTCTCTAGTTTAAGTTTTATAATGCTTTTTCTTGCTTTTCCGAAAATTCTTAATAAAACCTTTGCGTTTTGTAAAAGACTTCCCTTTGCCACTTGATTTTCCCTTTAATGTTAATGTTTTAAGATTATACTTATTCACTGTTAGTATTTCTTCTTCTTTTTGCCCTTTTTCTTCTTAGCTTTTTTCTTTTTCTTTTTCTTTTTTGGCATTTTATCTCCTTTTAATTGCGAGGTAGTCAGTCTCCCAACTACCCCTATCTTTTAAAGACCTAGGTAATCAAAAGAATAAATTTAAGTACCATATATAATGATTGGCTACAACTGATCTAATTCTATTTCAGCATCCTTTTGGAATCTATTAATTTTGTAATTAATTTTATTTTTAACAAATTGTTCATATTGACCCTCACTGCCCCTATGTAAATATCCTAATTTTTTCATTCTATCTACTAAAGTAGGTTCAGTTTTTCCATCAAAGTTCTCATCTTGTTCCTGTATCTCCCATCTTTTTTGAAATAGCCAAGTTGCAAAATGTGGCACAAATTGGGCATCTTTGCCTTTTTGCTGATTGTTATAAATTTCAGCTGTTTTTTCTATTTCAGGCATTTCTGTGTTGCATTTTTGCCACACCTTAAAAGCCTTATATTTTGCGCCTTTTTTTATATTTAATAAGTTCCAAAGCTCTTCAAAGGGTTGATCATATATATTCTTATTAGGTATAGGATTAGGTATAGGTATAGGAGTTACAGTTTTGTTATTAACACCATTGTAACGAATTTTCATTCCTAATTTACCAGCTTTTGATTGTTTATTATATTTTTCAGTTAAATATTTATGTTCTTCAACTAATCTTTTATGGAAATAAATAGTATACATTCTTCCATCTTGAGGATCTTCTTTTAAAGTATTTAAAAAGAATTTTTTTAAAATCTTATATACTTTATCTTTACAAGATTGATCAATACATTGACAGATTCTATAAGCATCTTCTTCTTCAAATCCTTTACAATTTTTAGTCCAATCAAAACATAATAATCTAATATAAATACCTATTTGTTCATTAGTTAAATGAACTGTTTCAGCAATAAAAGTATCAGTAAATAATTGTAATGCATGAAATTTAGTTGGTGTTTTTTCCATTTTTTCTCCTTTTAGTTAAAATCAAACATTTGGCGATTTGATTTTATTATTTCTTTAACCTCATGTAAGAGGTCTTGTTCAGTACCAAATTTTTTAATAAAAACTTTTTTGTTTAAATGTATAGATTCATTTCCCATATTATGATGTTGAGGGCATAAAGGAATTGTTTGATCAAAAGCTGGTCTTAAACCTAAACCAGTATGTTTTCTAATATGATGTATCACAGCTTCACTTCTCCTGTTTATCTTTAGACAAGCTATACACCCTATCTCCCTTACTTTTGATAGATATATTTTTTCTGCTTTCTTTAATGGCTTTTTTCTTGGCATAATATCTAGGACTTAAAATAAAATTATTTTCCTTAACTTCTTTTAATGAAATAGTAAAAACTTTTGCCATATCGGTATGTAGTTTTTTAAATATCTCATCTGTCATTTTAATAAAATCCTACGGATTGTTTATATTCTGCTCTTAATTTTTTTAAATTAAATCTAGGTTTGTGTGATGGAGAATAAAGTTCATCTATTTTTTGTGAACTTTTATATTTTTCGTTTTTTCTTCTTTTAACAACTTTCCAAATTTCATAACTTTTATTCCTTTTGTTTATAAAATTCTTCCTACTTTTATTAGAATCATCAATAACTATTTTTATTCTATATTTATATTCTGAGCATTTCCTACCTGCTGTATTGTATTTTGGATTAAATTTTTTGATCCATCTTTGTTCATATTTAAATGATCTTTCTTTATTATCTAAAATAATATGTCTAAAATGAGTAAAGACTTTCGGTGCAAAATATTTACCTTGATAAGAACACTTAGGTGTTATTTGTGAATGTAAATATAATCTTGAATAAATATTATTACTACACCCAATATAAACTATCTGTTTTTTATGTATTAAAAAATATACACAGTATTCTTTCTTTTTAGGAATAAATTTAATTGTTTTTTTTAAGTTTATTATCATCTGTTATTTTTTCTTTTTCAGATATTTTTTATAAGTCTTAAGTTTTGTTTTTTCAGATGGTTCAACAATTTTACCTTTAAAACTATTAACCCATTTTAAATGTTCTGTTTTTTCTTTAGGTGTCATGATTAGGTGGTTTTATTTCAGGGTGTTTTAAATAATAGCTTCCATCTTCAACTGATTCATTATGTAGTTTGATTAGATTGTTTAACCTTTTCTTAAATATTTCATCAGAATCATTTTCAAATTTATTTATAAAAATTCTAATAAAATGAGCAATATGTATATCTCCAAATTTAATATGTTCATCTTTAGATTCAGAATAATAAGTTTGATCTAAAAATTCTAATACATCACCAGCGGTTGCCCTTTTATCTATTATGCTTTCTATTTTTAAAATGTCTTTTATTATCATAAAGACACCTTATTAATTCCTATTCTTTTATTTTTAGTATCTTTATGTTTTGCCTGTCGGCTTTGTTTAATAAACCACCAAATTTCATATAAAGTATTATCTTCGGAGTTAATTACTCTATGATAATTTTTATTTAGATGATTTATTATTCTATTTAAAATATAAGTATCACCCCTTACTTGTTTTTTTCTAATATTTTCAATCATAATAATTTGTTTTGATTTGGGTTTGGTTCTTTATAAGGCTTCCATTCAAAATCTATTAGCTTGTATGGTTTGCCATTAAATTTACTGTAAAATATATCTTTGGTATATTGCTTGGCTTTTCTTAACTCGCCATAAGGGATAAACATATATTCTTTGCCATGTGTAATCCCTAAAGATTCTTTTTTCCTTAATGCTTTTTTATAATAATAATCTCTTACTGAAACTTTGCCTAACCAAATTTTTTCTACTTCAACTTTTATCATAAGTTTCAAATGATTTTAACATCTGCGGTATTCTTACATCAGCACTAAAAGGTTCAAAAAAATAAGTTATTGGTACATTTAAATAAATTCCTAATTGCCAAATTCTTCTAGCACTACAACCATTAAGACCTTTTTCATATTTTTGTACTTGTTGGAAAGTTATATTTAATGCTTTGCTGACATCTGTTTGTGATTGTCCTAAATATAATCTTCGTTCTTTAATTCTTCCGCCTACTTTTTTATTAAACTCAATTACAGCTGGATCTTGCATAAATAAATAAATTGATTGTTAGTAATGGGCGAGAAATTGGTTAACAACTCGCCCAATCGTTTACTAAAAGAAGAGCATTTATGAATAAATGAAATATTAATAAAAGCTACAATTTGATGATTAACCAATTTTTTCATTAATAGCAATTTATAATTTATTTACTCGTGGTTGTACCAATAATTAAGTTTTTATTTGGTATATTTGTTACTATTATAAAGATAGTGGCTAAAACACCCACTAGTCCACAGTTTTTAATGTATTTACTCCTATATGGATTTGTTTATAATCTCACTATGTCTTACAAAAGAATATATTTAAAAATTCCAGTTTTACTGGTGTGTTTTTTAAACGAAGTCTTGATTAAGCAGTCAATTCGTTTTTTTGCTAGAATTGTAAAATCAGTTCTAGTTGATTCTTTTATTAGAATCGTAAAAAAATTATTTGTGTCCAAAACAGTAATTTTTAGCAGTTTGCGTAGGTATTAAGTTTATTCATATAGAATAAATCCCTTAAGCAAAATCGCCTCTTCATTAGAAAATGGTAAGCGACAAATTCTTCCCTTCAACTGGAAGAGGTTAAAAACCACCTTTTAGTTTCTATAACCTTTAGCAAGTTATACTGATGAGTTAGCTAGTGAATCATATTCACTTAAATATGAAAAACTAAAAGAGGAAAACACAATGTCAAAACCAATCTATAATAGTGATGGCATCAATATTAATCTTGATTGTAAGGTTACTAGAAAAAATAATCCTACAACTTGGTTATTTGATTTAAAAAATGAAGCTGTAAAACATTTTAATATAAAAGTTTATGGCTCCTATAATACTGGTGCTGGTACTTCTGCTGTTGTATCTTGCTATATTAATAACGAAAAATATAAAGATGAAGTTATTAAATATTTAGAAGATAATAATTGCACAGTAGAATCATGGTCTGATCTTTCTGAAGAATTTGTTGAAAAATGGAATGCTTCAGTTGGTACTTCATATAATTAAAAATAAGACTTGAAGCGGTTTATTAATTTAGACCGCTTTGAGACTTATTATAATGATAAGTCGTTTCATAAACTAAAAGGAGGTCAATATGAAAAAAGGAGAACCTTTGAAGCCTATGCTTCAAAAAATTGATGAAGATAAAGAACACAAAGATGATTATCTTGTCAATTTAAAATCATTAAAATGTAAAGAGTATCCATTTCTTTCAACAAGTGAAGTTCATGTGAAAGAAATCTATCCCTCTTTAAAATTTGATGGTTCATTTAGTTCGGGCAAGACAAAAGATGAAGTAGACAAACCTATGACCGATCACGCACTTGGTCAATTATGCAACAAGTTAGAAATTGGTACTGGTTACATAAGAAAATGTCTGCCGTTTCCTGAACTTGTTAATTATAATCTAAACAAATGGATCTCATACACAGAAGATCGTGATCTGATGGTTAGATGTAATGAAACAAAAGTGAGGGCAATATTATCAAATCGTTATAAAAGATTAGATAATGATTTAGTTGCTCATCACACTCTCGATAAACTTATGGATATGGGAGCAGAAATTCATCAATCTCAATATGATGGAGATTATTTGAAACTTACTGCTGTTACTCCAGAGTTGGAGGGAGAAGTTAAAAAGGGTGATGTAGTACAAGGTGGTGTTACTATCACAAATAGCGAGATAGGAACTCAAACATTATTGATACAACCATTTCTTTATAGATTGGTTTGTACTAATGGCATGGTAGTTCCTAGCATACTCAATCGCTTTTATCAAAAACATCTTGGAAAAGTTTTAATAGATTTGGAACGTGATACCCAAGCTATTAAAATTATCCATAAAATGAAAAAGCAATTAGAGTTAGTAAATGATCCTAAAGTATTTCAGGAAAATTTACAAAAGCTAAAAGATGCAGAAAAGGTTAAGACTAATTCTACAAAGATTGTAAAATTATTTAAAAGCCATTCTGTTTCAGATTCAGAAAAGGCAGAGATATATGCGAAATTAAATCGTAATATTTCTGAGCCTTATTTTGAAACTGATCATTATTCTTTGGCTAATGCAATAACTAACTATGCTAATAGTGATGATATAAGTGAGGATAGATCAAGATTCCTACAAGAACTTGGTGGTTTAATTATCTTTGCTCATAATCCTATGGCAGTAAAGTTGAGGTAGTATGTTTAAACCGCAACATTTATTAGTTGAGGAACGTGGTCTTGAAAATCAAGTCAAAAGATTAAAGGATTTGATACCTAATAAAGCAGATGCACAAAATAATGTATTAATGTGTACTGTTGGTTATCTTCAGGAACGATTAACAACTATTGTTAAAGATTTAGAAGATATTAAATTCAGTATTAAATCTGAAAATGATAGGATTTTAAAAGACAAATTAACAAATAATAAATAGACGAAATAGGGGTGTTCTACACAAATTAATTGTGTTGATGGTATATCAGAAAACAAAGAAACAGAAATACCCACCCCTGTATATCTAGGGTAGTGCCTAGATACTGATGATGTCAGCTAAACTAAAAAGGAGGAAGTATGAAACATACTTACTTTAGCAATCATACTGGTTATTTAGAACACCGATATGATTGTAGTCAATGTAAAAAAGAACAATTCATAAATACTGCAAAATTTAATCTTGCGTGGTTTATGGCTATTGTTTTTATAACATTGATAATAACTTACGGAGGTTCATTATGGAACTTTCTGTAAATAAATTGCTAGGCAATATCTTTGCATTTTGTTCATCAAATCCTACTGAGATCAAAGTAGAAGATGCGAAAAGATGGAGAAATGCTTTAAAGAAATGCGTAGTAAGTCAAGACCAGCGATTATATAATGTTTTAAAAAGGACATTAGAAAATAATAAAACTTTCTATATTCCTATTCCTGTTAAAAAACATATTAAACAGGATTATATTAATGATCGTTTGTTTCAATACCACAAAGATAGGGAAAATGGAATCTTCGCACCTGAAGAAACATTGTACCTACACCCACAACCGTGAGGTTGAAAACTAAAAGAGGAGGTTATTATGAGAAAATATCTCATATTAATATTAGTTCTATTGAATGCCTGTGCGTACAATCCTGTGATTGATACTGCTGGTCAAAGTGGAACTTTTAATAAAAGTCAAGCTACGAATATAACTAATGATATTCAACACTGTAAGACTTTAGCTAAAGATAATTCAAGTTCTTTAGTTGAGGCTTATAAGAGATTTTATAATTATTATCTTCGTGCTGGAACTTTTTACCTTGCTGATAAAATGGATTATAATTATCCAAGTATCGCAAGGAAATGTCTATCCAACAGAGGACACTCTGTTTTAAATTAGAATGGAGGTAATTATGGATAGGAAAGAAAAGAACGGTTATCTTGTTGAAGGTATGGTTGTTGAGTATAAAGAAAAACCCAGCGGCAAACTTTTAAATAAAATAATCGGTGCCAAGTTAAAAGCTATTAGATTAGATAAAGGCTTAAAAGCTGAAACAGTAGTAGGAGATAATAAAAAATTCTTTACTACTATTTATGATCTTTGGAAATTTGAACGAGGCACAAAAACTTGTACGTCCAAATATTTTGCTTTATGTAAATATTATAAATATGGAGTAGATCATTTATTTGAACGGATTAACTAAAAGGAGGAAGTATATGATAAAATATACTTTAAAGTATAAAGACGGTACTGACCTTTTTTACAATCCTGATAAGCACGTTTATGTTGTGAATAACAAAATAATACCAAGTGTTACAGGTATCTGTGGAAATGGAGTACCAAAACCAGAACTAACGAATTGGTTAGTCTATACACCTTTAAGCGAGTTTCATAGACTCGTTAAAGGACAATTAGAAACTAACATTCCGTTAGATGATGTTTCTCTGTTGCGTATAAAAAAACAAGCATCAGAAAAAACAAAAATAGTTAAGGAAGATGCTGGTTTAATAGGTTCAACTGTTCACGAACTTATTGAATCTTTCTTAAAAGGAAAGCCAACTATAAAACCAAGTGATCCAAAAGTGAAAAACTGCTGGAATTTGTTTTTAAATTGGTGGGAAAAATCAAAGTACAAAGTAATCGATTTAGAGAAAAAATTATACTCTAAAAAATGGGGTTATGCTGGTACTCTTGATTTGGTTGTAAAAGACCAAAGCAAAAATCTTGTCTTGATAGATATTAAGACAAGTAACCAAATAGCATTTGATTATCAATTACAATTAAATGCGTATAAGGTTGCATACGAGGAAGAAACTAAACGAAAAATCAGCAAAGCTATGGTGGTAAGACTACCAAAAAATGAAGCTGAAATTGAGTTTAAGGATATTCCTTTAACTAAAGACCTGTTCAAATCTTTCATAGGTGCTAAATTTATTTGGCAAGAAATGAAAAAAGCGAATGGGAAACAACAATGAAAGGAGAACCTGATGGCACCATTTCAGCCACAGTATAATAGACCAAACTATCCGAATCGGAATTATAGTCCTAAAAAAAACTATAATCAAAGTTCAGGTAGCAGAGGTTCTGCTAAATTAATAAACACCAAAAAAGATGGTTGTATATTAACAGTAGAAACTAATGATCAAAATCTTGTTTTAAAAGGATATTGGTCAAGTAAAGGTGTAGGTTTAGATGGAGGTAGTGGTTGGAAGTTATATCCTTATTACGATAAAACTAAATCCAAACCTAACTTTAATCAACCTAGACAAAATGTTCAACAAGACCCAATGGACAGTCCAATGCCAGTAGAACCACCAAATGATGCTACGGACTTTAATCCAAATGAACTTGAGGAACAAAATGACGGACAACAATAATGGGAGTAATTACCTAATAAATAGACCAAAGGTTTTTGATCCACATGATATTTTATTATTTTTAGATATTATGGACAAGAAATCAATAGAAGCAGAAATTGCTTTTGATGAAGTCAAAGATCAAAAAGAGGAAATGTTTGATTATGTGGTTAATGAAAAAGTCACTAATGAATCTATTGCCACTGGTTTAGCAAAGGTAAAAGCTAACAAAGATGAGAGATATAGGAAAGTTAAAAAATTACTTTCTGACAGAAAAAAGGCATATCTCTTTGCTAAAGTAGAAGCTAAAAATGCTCATACTTATTGCGATCTGTTAAAGCAAAAATCAATTAATGAATTGGCGATTGAAAAATTAACCAAGCATTAATTTAATGAATGGTAACCCCATATTTTTTGGGGTTATCATCAATAGTCATATCCCTAGTTTTATACTTAACGTCCAAAATCTTACAAGTATCTTCGTTATCTAAATCGGTAACAAAGGTATGTAACCCTTCTAATTTTGGTTCACAATCCATAAGATTACAACCTAAAACCATTAAGTTATTAGTAATGAAATCATGTACGAAAACTTTTACTTCTACAATACAAACTTTTGATAACATCACTTTTTATCCTTATTCCTATTAAGTACCTTATCTGTCATTTTTGTAGAAAATGTTGCTGTAAAGACGATAATTACGAGATACCATACGCTGTCTGGGAGGTCGTTTATGATTCTTACCCATTCTTCAAATCTTCCTCTTGTACTTTCAAACCAACCAGTACTTAACATTCCAATAAGCCAAATTAATAAAATTTCATCTTTCCAACTTTTGTCTTGTGATTTAATTCTAGCAACATCAACTTCTTTACACGCAAGAATTTCAGCTTCACGAATAGTTTTAACCTTTTCAGCTTTATGTTTAAAATGACCTATTGCCTTATTAGCAATCATTCTTGTTAACGGATTTTTAAGTAGAGCAAACCACATTTTTCTTCCTTTTAATTTTA